TTGGAGGTAATGCTAAAGGTGTGGTTGATATTCTGACAGGAAGTATTTTTTAACAAACTTATAAAGTGGGGATTTAAATATGCGTGATCAAAAACAAGTAACAATTGATGGGTACGATTATCTTATTACTCAATTCGGTGCGAGGAAGGGTGTTAAACTCGGGAAGAAAGTTGGGCGTGTTATTTTACCAGCCATCGCTAAGATTTACGATAGTTCAAATGAGTTTGACATTTCTGCTGTGATCCAAGCTGTAGCGGAAAACTTGGACGAGTTGGAAGAGGAGACAATTGAAGAATTACTCTCGGAGACAACTTGTAACAAATACGCCATTGATTTTGATAAACACTTCGCTGGCAAATACTCATCACTTTTTAAACTTCTTTGGGAAATTATCGATTTCAATTTCGCTTCGATTTTTTCAGAAGTCCCCGGCGTTACAGAGGAGTAAATTCTGGGGACGGTAATAACCAAAAGAAGAAAGGTGCTGCCGATACAATCTGGGAAAATTATCTAGAGACAAGTGATCTTGACCCAGAGATTTATTTAGTAGTTAATAAAAAAATGGCAACTTTAATTGAGTTGGATCAGGGGTATTCTACCTCCGATTTATATGACTTATTAGAGATTGCTGAAATATCTTCTGACTTAGAGAAGGCATCTCACAAAGACGCCGAGCAGGAATCCAGAAACAACAAAAGATAGGGTTAAATATGGCTAACAATACTATCGCCCGTCTAGCAGCCGAACTTTTTTTTAAGGTTGATCGGACTGGTTTAGATCGGTTTAAAACTGAACTAGGCGGACTGCGTAAAGAGTTTGAGAGTCTGCCTGCCGCATCTGAGGGAGCTAGGAAGAAGGGGAAGAAGTTTTTCTCTGATATTCAAAAACAATACTCCCAACTGAGACCTAATCTCGATGAGATGCAAAAGCATTGGTTTAAGGTACGTCAAGCTATGGCAGATGGTCTTGACCAAACAACCATGCGCGAGGCTGTTGACTTAGAAGCACGTATCCTGCGTGATATGGACAAAGAGCGGGCTAGGATTCACAAGGAACAAGTCAGAAGGGAGAAGCAAGAACAGGCCGAAAAAACAAAAACAAGAAACGAGGTTATAAAAACAACTCGACGATATAGCTCTCACCAAGCCAAATTGATGCAAATTAGAGATTCTGTTCGTGCTGTAAATCAGGCAAGGAAAGAGGAACGAATAAGTCTAGAGCAAGCGCAAAGGCAGGTTGGTGAACTTACTCGGGAGTATCGGAGACTCCAAGCGGCACAAGCAGGCCTTTCAAAGACAACCGTGGCAACGGGACCGTTTGCTGGCGGACAAGACCCGAGGCAGGTTGGCAACCACCGCCTAATCTCGGCGCTCCATTCGGATGTTGGTCTGAGTGCTATGGTTGGTGGCTTTGCTGTGGCACAGTCTACTCGGTCTTACCAAGACTACCTGGCTATGGAACAAGGCATAGCTGCCGCCACAGGTTCCAAAGATCAAGCCAAGGAAGAAATGAAGTACCTTAGAGACCTTTCTAATGAGATGGGTCTTTTCATGGGGGATTTAGGCTCAGACTACGCCAAGTTTGCGGCATCTGCCCGCGATACTTCACTTACAATTGAACAGCAGCGTGATGTTTTCAAGGGTGTTGCTGCACAGGTTCGCATCCTCAACCTGTCTGCTGCTGATTCCCAACGAATTTTTCGAGCACTTTCGCAAATGATGTCTTCTGGTCAGATTATGTCACAGGAGCTGAAATTGCAGATGGGCGATCAGCTTCCCGGTGCTATGAGGGCTATGGCCAGAGCAGCGCACAAGCTTGGTATCACACAAGACGACTCTATTGCGTCTATGAACAAAGCAATGGAGCAAGGCAAGTTGATGAGTGAAGAGATTCTTCCGGCGTTTTCGGAGGAATTATGGATCGCGGCCAACCAAGGCGGCGCGCTTCGAGAAGCAATGCAGAACACAGGTTCCGCGATCGGTAGGTTTAGAACCAATTTTTGGTACGCCAACAGAGTGTTCCAAGAGTCGGGCATGGATCGCGGCATCCGCAGACTCATCAATACATTGTCCGATTTTATTCTCCGATCAGAAAGTCTTTGGAGGTTTACTGGTCAGATAGGTGAATTGTTTGCTGATGCTTTGCGCGGTCCAGCAGAATTAATGAGGAGCCTTGGGGCGGCCTTTGATTCTGTAGAAGGCTATGCGGAAAGTCTTGGGTTGGAGACCAGACAACTTGTACAAGTGTTCATGCTCCTCCACCGCTGGGGGCGGAAGATTCTGTGGTGGACTTGGCTTCTCCCTGGCGCGATGTCTGGACTTGCCAAAATAATCGATGGTGAGAAATTGTCTTGGACACAGTGGGGCATTACTATAGCAGGCGTTGCAATCAGCCTTAAAAAAGTATATGACCTCTATAAAAAGATGAAGGGTTTCGGTGCCGTTGCTAGTGTTGCGGCAGGTGCTGGAGCAGGAAGTGCAGCGGGGAGTGCTGCAAAAGGTGGCCTTCTTGGATCACTCTTGTCCAAAGGTGCGATTAAAGTTACTCTTGTCGGAATTAGTTTGGCAGGAGCTGCTGCACTGATATCTCTAATCAGAGATGCTTTCAGAGACCCTTCCGCCGACACGGGGTTGAGTTTCGAGCAAAAATATGGAGAACTCACCGGAGGTAAGACCTTCAGTGAGAAAGTTGACCGTATGCTTGAAGATTTTAAATACATCGGGGACTATTTCCGGAGACAAGATGAGACCGGGATGGATTTATTATCTGGTCGGTATGCTGCTTCCGGAAACACGCTTTTCCCAGACCCTATGGTTGAGAGGTATAGGCAGGGAATGCACATGTTCGATCAGTTCCTCTACAATACACCACCGCCCATTTCTATTGCTAAAATGGAAATCAACGTAGACGGCTCCGGTGACCCGAGTAATGTCGCAGAACGTGTGTATGAAAACTTCCAACAGAGGATTCGTGAGGCAAGTAATCAAGACCCCATACTGGAGAGATAAAAAGCCCCTCGGATGAGGGGCATCAAGACTACTCTTTATTTAACTCCTCAGAAATTAAATGGTCAATTTCTTTGTTATGAACCGAGTTTGAAACACCTAATCCAATCCAAACTACAACCCAAAACCCTGTCAGTAAAGTTAAGATTAAGTGCAATATGTGGTTGGTTGACTTCTTCTGCTGTTGTAACAAGTAAACACGATTATTCATAGTAATTCTCCTCTAGGAAATGCTTATACTTTTCAGCTTGGTCTGGGAAGTCTTCTAAAAACTCCTCAAGTGTTCGATTGAATTTCAAGTGATTATCCTCGGCCCACATTGGGAAGAGGTTGTCCAGAGAGTTTATAATAGCAGGGTCGTGGACACCATCTTGCAGATAACGGCTTACTGGATAATTGTGGTCGATCTGCCATTCTCCGTAATTATCCCACGACATCCCGTGAAGAAGTTTATTACCTATATTATTAAACAAATCCCAACTCGAATACCCCAAAGATTTTTGAGATGTGTCTTGCTTTTTGTAAACTCCCCCTTCTATTACCCTTCTAAGTAAGTTTCTACACACAATCGAAACTTTGTATTCTGAGTCTTCCTTGTACTTTTCTTTTCTCCAGTTATTTTTATATTCCTTAATTTGTGAACGGTTTTTCGAATAGTAGTCTCTTTGGTACGAGTTTATGTAATCCCTGTTTCTGCGTCTGTACTCCTTGGCATATTCTCTTATGTGTTCATTATTTTCTTTTCTGTATTCTTGGAAGTAATGCTTATTGTCATCTCTGAACCTTTTTTGGTACTCTTTTATGCAACGCACACATTTTTTACCCACTACTCTCCTTAGTAAGATATGGTTATTCTTACAGGGTTTCCCGGTAAAATAATAATCTAACCCCTCTTCTTTAGCTTCCTTTCGAGAAATTATTTCTCTCAAGACTCCATTATCATCCATTACTTTTTCTTTCAAAACTTACCTCCTATCAGTTAAACATTCATACTGTTACAGTTTAGCAGGCTCGCCCGGCCTTGTCAAGCACAAATCTTAAAGGTATCCATCATGGCCCTAAGTATTATTTTTGAAGACGACAGTGTTGCCTACATGGATGCTGTCACTAATTACTCTAAAACAAAAGCAAGCTCTGTGTCAACCCACCCTGTTGATATTAGCAGTCTTGTGTCAGATCATGTCCTGAAAGAAAACCCCACCTTTAACGTCCGCGCTATCATCTCTAGCGCAGATTTTAATACAACTTATACTCGGCCAGTTGAGTTGATAGAAGGCGGCGAAGGTAATCCGCCTGTTTCGCCCGAACAAAATGCTCCTGTCAGTGGGGCGGTTATCAGTTCGCCTTCTACTTTATTGGATTATCTGCCTGGGAGTATTGGGCAGATTCTTGGTAATACGATTACCTCTGATGTGTCTGTTGATCCATTCAGAGGATTCACGCATGAAATGGTTCGTGATAGATTCCTCCGCGCTTGGGACAATTCGGAAGTATTAACTCTTGTCGATTATGATTTCGATATTGCTTTCGGTCGATATATTTCAGCAAGAGTCCTAGAAAATATTGTGATGCTTAGATTTGAAGACACAGAAGATGCTGGTACAGGGGATTCTTTAGTTGCCAACTTTTCATTTCAACAAGTACGGTTTGCTACTATAAAAGAAGTGGACGTAAATATTGAGCAAAGTAACACATCTTCCTCTTCGAATGGCTCATCTGGAAAAGCCGCTGATGAAGTGTCGGACGAAACTTCTGGACTGGAGAACAAAGGAGATCAGACAAGCACCCCATACCAAATAGATGCTAGGGAAGATGACGTAAACGCATTACGAGATGCCGGAAGGCAATTAATAGGGGGCGGCTCAGAGGCGGGTCGTCCAGTCGGACTCTTCCCAAATTAGTAGGGATAAAATATGACACAGATGACACTATGCCCTTTATATAATTCACCTTATTATACGTACTCGATTGACCTTGATAGGGTTTCTTACGGATTAACCTTCCGCTATTCCTCTAGGTCAAAGGGGTATATGATGGATGTTTTTGACGCAGAGGAAAACCCCGTTATCAGAAATATTAAAATAGTACCTAATTACCCACTCTTAGAGCAATATTCCCTGTCTGAAGTTTCGGGGGAATTCTACCTATTTCCCATCGAAGAAACAACTATTGCCGAGAGTGGTGTCCCTGACCCAAGGCGTGTTGACAGGACACATTATCTCGTATACATCTCACCAGAATAATTTGAGGACACTATTATGTTCGATTATGCTAACAAACAACTTAAACGGACATATGAACTGGTAATTGGCAAACCCAATTCTGGCAAAG